CCCTGATACTGTTATCGTCTTACGAAAAACTTGTGTCATATTTGCAGTGCCCGTTGGCAACTTTCCCCCCATGATATTATAATACGACAATGTGAATTGGGCTGAAACTAGAGGGCTGGTGAAAAAATACAATCTGTAATCTATCGACCCTCTCCAAAACCTAAATGTGCTGCATACAATATCATAGTATGACGGGTGCACTCCTGTGAAATACGTTAATGGTTCATGTTGTATGTTCACGGGAGTCCCCGATTCTGGGTTAGTATTAAACGAGAGAAATGACGAAATAGTTGGCACCCTTGCGATGCCCAGCACTGAATGCGTCAATTCTGTATCCCCTAACTCTACGGGATATATTTTCTTAGGTCTGTTTGAAGCCAAACTTAAGGCAGGTGTTAGGTAACACGCTGCCATTGGTCCGTATGGCTCCTGCTTGACATAAGAAGGCTGCTGCTCAGCCTGAGGAATCAGTTGATCCTGTACTTCCTCTCCCTGGTAATGGTTATATGACTCTACCAACCACTTCCCAGTTTCTACGATAAACTTTCCTGCTCCAAGAACAGCCGCCACAGGTATCGCTACCTCTGGCGCCGCCGCAGCCAAAGTTGATAAACCAGCTCCGACAGCCGTTGTCACCAACGATCCGCCTGTCTGATCTATCCCTCTAACTGCGACTGATCTATCTCCTCTAACTACCATCGCACGACTTCCCATCTCACTTAAACTCATCGAACGCTCAGCCACTTGTAGCCGACCCGACTGGGCCACTGCTCCAAACAGCTTCACGTTTGTCAAAGAACAATAGAGACGGTACGAAGGCGCAGAATCCGTTGAATTCAACGTTCTCACTCCCAAAGGAGCTGAAAATTGAACCCAAGGCCCTCTCCTCGTCAAAGTTCCACCTAACACATAAGCAGATTCTACATTTATATAGGGTATTTCAAATTCTGTTGTTGAAACTCCACAAAGATTAATAAACGTTGGATCAGCGTTCAGCATGTCAAATACTGCTGATTCGCCGTTCCAATTAGGCATCCAATTCCACACTAATATTCCGTATGAAAAAGGTGTCGATGATATCATTAATCTCAGCTTTATTCCACACTTCAAAAATGCAAAACTCTTTAAAAATGATTGAACCTGCGTCAATGCTAAATATAACTCTAGCGGATAAAGGGATACGATCCCCGCACCTACTATGCCGCTCGATATCAAATACTCTCTCTCTAAAATTTTTGACGGGGTTTCTTGTGCGAAAACATAATCTATTTCCACATTCGATTCCTCGTGCACTACTTCTACTGGAGTGGACGACATATCCGTCATCCTCCCCGTTGGGGCCAACTGTTCTAGCCCTTTCTCTTCTGTTGTCATATTATCGGTAATCCAAACTTTTTCTGGGCCAAGAATGGATTAGTTCTCTGCCTCTATGATGACGATTGCAATCTCGCCAAATGTTCATTTTGAAATCGGATCCAGTAGCAAACTGTCCTTCGTTTTCCTAAAATGGGAGCGCTTGCCGAAGCTGGGGCTCCTCCCCATTAGGAGTTTAACGACATCTCGGTCGAAATTTTTCTGTTACTTTAATAAATTACGAAACCCGAACTGGTCCGGGATATCGTGATAAGTGTTGGCCCAATATTGTCTCCAATACTCAGGCCCATGTTCCGGGTATCTTAATCCTGCCTTCTGAATAGCCAACAAGATTTGACACCAATATCTCTCCGCGTCTTCCTTCGAGTACATTGACAGTTCCCTAGCAGCTCCATCTATGTTCTGATAAAGCACATCTATAGGACGTATCAATTCTCCTGTTCTCGTCACTCTCTCCTTCTTTGTCCAATGCAAACAACCAAAAATACTGTCGTACTGCAATGGAGCCCAAATCACAGAACCTTCCTCTCGAAAGGTTCTGCACAAAAAAATCTGCGATTGTAATGGTAAAAACTCCTCCATCTCTGTTCCTTTTACTGGGTCAGTAAATTCCAACCCGAACAAAGATTTCATCAGAGTCTGTATTGATATATTATTAAATTTTAAAAAATCCGGATGAACCGAACCTATATTATCGTCTCCGTAAAATACGCAGGCGACTCTCTGTACAAAAACTTCCAACGGAAACAAACTATAAAATATACAAGAAAACATTGTAAAAACTGTTACGGTGTTCAAAACACCAGTTAAAAAATGTCCAGACGGATTGCCTAATGGTCTTAGGTATGCCCCGAAAGGATCAACATGAATATTACCAATTAAAGAACAAGCTATATAAAAAATTGCTGTCATGCTCTCCCGGTCTCTTACTGGAAACGTCTTATTAAACACCGCTTCGACAGATCCAAGTCCGGTTGCCCACAACAAAAAAACTGCAAAATTATATCCAAAATATTGATCAGTGCTCAGATCGAGCCCTGATATATCTCCTCCTATTACATTCACTCTACCATATCTAAAAGCTTTTTTATATATACAACTCCACGCCAACTCATACGGCGAAGTTCCTATCGCACAACTCCCTTGTGCCCAGTGCCTTTCCCACCAGGCCACAAAATGCCCAAACAACATCTTACTTACCAAAAAATCTGTTATCTCTCCAACATAATAAACTCTCGTCTTGCCAGCTCTAACTCTATCTCCCGATCTCAATTCGTCTTTCAACTGATTAAGAACAATCGATGTCAAGCCATTGCCACTTTCAA